TGACTAAACGGGTCAACTGCACCAAAGTAATCAGTGGCCAAGTTGTATTGACGACCAATACGTGCCAAGCCCCAGGCGTTGTTTTCTACACCTAAGTAGGCCTGACGACCAAACAGTCGATTGGATTGACCGTTGGTACCATTACCTAATTCAAAGCCGTTTTCTAAAACAAAAGTAACGCGGTTACCGTTGCCGATGTCTTCAACGCCACGCAGACCAAAACGGTTGCCACTTTGTACGCCGTATGCTGCACCAAAGTTTGATGCAGACGCACCTTGCAAGCTCACTGTTTGATACCGAATTCCAGCATCTAGAATGCCGTACAAGGTAACAGATGATTGAGCTGTAGCTGCAAAGCTCAGGCCCATTGCGGCCGTTAGTACTGCTAGTTTATGAGTAACTTTCATTACTTCTCCTTTAAAGTTTTAAAAATGTGTATATATTTATAGACAAGTAAGTATATAACAAAATAACAGGGTTGTCAAATATTTCGAACACATAAGGAAAAAAGCCCACCGAAATGGGCTTGGTGGTTTTGATTACAAGGTATTTCCTACCCCGGTAGTGATCACGCCGCTAGGCGTTCTGCTACAAAGCTATCTTCGTTTGCTTTTATTGGTTTTTTACTTTTAACGACTATCTGTGTCGAGTTGTCCACTTCTATACTCTTTACCCTGTCGAAACCAAGTGCATCCCCATCAGAAGAAAACTTATAATTCCTTTTCTTCACAAACTCATTGTATTCTTTTTCGGTAGATATCTGATAATCTTTATCATCATCTAACCATTTACCTATTTCTAACAATGATTTCATAAATTTTCTTTTGGTGGAGATGGGCGGAATCGAACCGCCGTCCAGAATACGTTTCTAGTTGCTTCATACAACCATAGCATCTATTTATTATACTTTTATTTTGCAAATCTGTCAAGTTCAGGTGGGCGCCACCCTTCAGGTTTCATAACCTTACCGAGTTCATTTTTGATTACCTTCATTGTCTTACGATCAATCTTGTCTAGATTGCTTCGCGCAACTTCATGCCATGCTCCGTTCACATCGAAACCTCGCATATGGCAATAACCAAGAATCACCCAAATCATGTCCATACACGCATCAAGTTCTTCTATTTTGTCTGCTTTCTTGTAGCCATCCATGAATTCCCAAAACTCTTCAACAATCAACTTCTGATATAAATGTCGATTTGCTTCGGTGCGGTGTTGTTCACATGCGGCTATGAATGTGGCAACGTCAACATACATGTTACTCATCTTTTACCTCCTCATAGATTTCGCGATACTTAATAAACTCGCCAATGTATTCATCACGTTTTTTCACAAAGATTTGAGGTTCTTCGCTATCAACGGCAATTACAATGACGATTCTAGGAACAGATACGCCTGTTCGTTCTTCATACATGACTGCATAAGCGGCACATTGCATGAAGTAATTGAGAATCCATTTTGCTTCTTTTGGTTTGCTTGCTGTCTTAAAATCGATGATGGATATCTTGCCATCAAATTCTGCAATACAGTCTACACGACCTGCAACTTTAAGATGATTGGAATAAAGTGGAATTTCTAGCGCATGAATATTGTTTACATACTGATCTAGAATTGGCTGAATAGACTTAAACATAACAAGAGCATCAGGCATAGTATTTCGTGCAAAGTCATCTTCATTGTTCAGATAATTTTCACAAAGTTTATGCACTCTGGTGCCCCGACCAGATGCTCTGGCAGACACTCGGTTTGCTTCTTCTTCACCGACACGCTTTCGCCACTCAAGAATTTTATCCTTGCCGTGTTGGGAAGTAATAGTGGTAACTGAGGGGTATAGTAACCCCTCAGGTGTTTTATAAAATCTCTTGCCGTTTACTGTTACAGTCTCAAGATCATAGTCAATGTCGCAACCTACATGTTTGAAATTCACTTTGCATATTCCTATTTGTTTATCATATTTTTATTTAGCAGTCTCCATAATGTCTTCGTATTGAAGTTTTGCTAGAATATAGTCTTTCACTAAAGAAGAACGCACAATGTCATCCACAGTAAACTCAATTCGCGTGAATGCATTCATGTGTTGTGCAATGTCAAAGAATTTGAGAATGCCACTCATGTCGTTTTTCTTTTTGTTTAAGTCTGTCTGGCGGTAATCACCGCACCAAATAATCTTGGAACGATAACCAACGCGAGTCATAACGGTGTCGATTTCTTCGTATGTTAGGTTTTGCATTTCATCAACGATAATGATTGCATCATCGAAACTCATACCACGAATGAATGATGTGGAGATGAATTCGATGAATCCTTGTTCTTCTAATCTTTGGTATGCATCGGGTCGACCAAATAACGTATGACAAATTTGTTGATAGGGTTGGCGATAGATTTCAGTCTTTTCATCTAGATCACCAGGTAAGTGTCCAACTTCTCTTGACGGTACAGCGGAACGAACAATAATAATTTTGTTGAATGGATTTGATTTGTCTAAAACTTCTTCAAGTGCTTTGTATAAGGCGCAAAATGTTTTACCTGTTCCTGCAACTCCATGTAATGCTATAAAATAATCTCCTCTTTTGTATGCGTCAAAGAATGATTTTTGATTTGACGTAAGAGGCGCGAATGTTTTTAAATCGTCTATCCTGACCTTTAGGCTATTGTTTATGGATTTTAATTTTGTAGTTCTATCACTAGATTCATGATGATGTTCTGTATTTGCTGGTTCTTTTAACAGAGCCGCAGATTTTCTAGCCATGTAAGTTTCCTTTTGTTGGTTTACACAGCCCCATCTCAGAATGTATTAACATTTCCCCTTGGATGTGCTTCCTTTGCTTTTGCAAGAACTTCACGGAAGCCGTTATCGGGCTTCCTTATTCCTAGACGAATTGGATCACCAATTGATGGAGCGCCCGTAATCAAAGTCTCATATTGAGGGTTGTCTTTCAAGAATTCTTCCCTCGCACTAATGCTCATTATTTTATCGTATGTCTCGCCAGTTTCTTTATTATGAAATGTATAAGTCGGCATGTTCTTCAAGTCCTTCAGTAAACCAATTGGGAATTTCGCGTTTTGTCCATTTCGCGAAACTTACTTTCTTATCTATGTAGTATTTATGATAGGACGCTACGGAATCGCCTGCAATTTTACATTCATCTGGCATTGCTGGCGTTGGTTCGGTGAATGTTCCAATGGGAATATTTTTTGGTGGAACATACAAAACATCAATATACTTCTCACATGCGTGGCGCTTACCATAACGATGAGTATATTCGGCTAACAGATGTAGCCACATTTTCAGAAGCCAAGTATAATTCTCTTTGCTTGCACGAACCCAAATGTTTGATGGATGATTGATATGGGATGCCCGCATTAGACCTGTATTGAATTTTTCATCGGGATGACGCCAGACTTTGAGGTGACGCCAACGTGCAGGTAGAGAACCTGCAACATATCGCTTTTCTATATCTTGAACACCATCAAGCAACCTATGTGCAGTAGACATAAGTTGTGCATATTCGATGATCATTTTTACAACGTGCTTGTCGCAATGCATTTCCGCACAAGCCTTTGGGTTGTTGTCAAGATAAAATATATTCATTTAAAATCCAAGTTGAACCATTGCGCCAGCAAAGTTTATTGCACTAACAAATATCATGAACCAGCCAAGAACATTTCGCTTGTCTTCAAATGCAGTAATAGAAGACTTCCATGCCCACCAGGAAAAGAATATGTTGAGTGCGGCAAATATCATAACATTTCCTCAGAAACTTGCTTCTTACCAAACTCTTTATTCGTATAGTATTCTAGCAGTCTTCGTTCAATATAACCAACAACAATTCCGTAGTGTGGCGCACGGAATCTGTATTCACATCCGTGCCATGACCGATTGTTTCTCAGGTATTGATCATACGCTTTTCGATGTTTTCTGTTTGTTGCATCAAATAAAACTTCACTTCGTACCGTCAGCATCTTCGATCTCTTTCAAAAACTTAAAATGTAATGTTAAAATGTCCACCGCTCATTTTTTATTCCATTCAGAATGATGACCTTTGTTCATTATAACACCATGCCATATCATTGTCAAAGCCACTCGGATTTGCCGAGTGGCTTGTTGTAAGTAATAACGCCGATATGTTTTCATGACACTATTGCAACGGCATCCAATAATTGGCGTTTGGTATCTTCAATGTTTACATGATGAATGCCAGTGCCGCCAGCCTTGTTGAACGCTTCAATCACATCAAACGTATCGTCAATGAGAATTGTATTTGCGTTTGCATATGAAGACTTTAGCCTACGACCAGGAACAACGTTCGGTAGATAATGAATATCATTCTTTTTCAGCCAAACAAGTTTTTGTTCTCGCACACTAAGGTGAAACTTTTCACCACCAGAGGAGGTTAGCATTTCAATATGCAAGTTTGGAATTGAACGCACAAATTCTAGTAGTTCTTTTCCATTTGGATGCCAAGGCAGTTTTTCAAAATGGTGATTCCATATGAAACTTTTCCAGTCATCGCTAAATTCTTTTTTATCGCGAGACTGTAGTGGAGTCCGACCAAAGAGGCTGATCCAATGAGAATCAAAATCGCAAAGAACACCATCCATGTCAAGATATAAAGTTACCATGTAAGACTCACCGTGAACACAAAAAGAACGGTAATAGCAAGGAGAGCAAATGCAATGCTCTCCATAAAGGGGGCTAGAGAAAACATAATATTTTTCAATTTGTCAAACATCAGACATCCTATTAATCAAGTCATTCATTACAGGTTCAACATGAAAAGAAGGCTGGCGCGTCATCGCACAAACATAATTAATTGCATCCGCGCCAGTCAAATCCATGTCCCACGCTTCGAAAATAAACTTCTCCATTTCCCTAACTAGACTTTCATCT